GTGTGCCTCGAGCTTGAGATTTATTGAGCACGTCTACGATTGTGCGAGCGGTGCCTTCTGGATCTATAGCCCCATTGACTGTAATGTTAGTTTGGCTTGATGTTTGGCTGACCTTTGGCACGGTTGGTGAGGCGACTCTAGGTGTCGGTGTGGACACATTGTCGTTGCCACCAAAGAAGCCAGACACGGCTGAGGCGGCTGAGCGGATGGCGTTAATGATGCCAGTAATGCGCTCGTAGATATTGTTCAAGGTTGAAACGAATCCTGCAAAAGTGCTGATAATCCCAGAGATAATCTTACCTAAAGCGGTAAAGGCTGCACCTAGAACCTTGCCTAAGAATGGCGCTAGGAAATCCTTTGCAAAGTTATAGATAGCTACCATGAAATCATAGAATGGCTGAAGCTCTTCATTATTCTCAGCAAGTGAATTCTTGACTGAATTAAAGGCGTTGCGTAGGCCGTTAATAATTGGTTGGACTACCTTAATGACTGGCTGAAGCTTCTCACCAAGATTGCTAGTAAAGTCAGATATTGCTGGTATAACTTGATTGACGATAGTTTCAACCATAGGTGTAATGGCATCCAGGATAAATGCGCCTACGGTTTCTTTGCCTTCATCAAAAGCGATCTGTAGACGAGCCATTTTGCCAGCGAAGGTATCTGCCTTGACTGAAGCCTGATTCTCAAAGGTATCTGCAAGCTTGGCGGTAATCTGCTCCATACTCATAGTCTTAAGCTGAGCTGATGTAAGCCCTACGCCTAGTTTGCCGAGTGAAGCGGTGTTACCTTCTGCAGCCTTTGCCATTGCATTGGTGACGGCCTCGAGTGACTTACCTGAACCTGCTGCAACATCGATTGCAACAGTCTGTAACTCCTGAGCCTTCTGCAAGCTTCCAGTAGCCCTTGCAAGGCGCTCTAGGGATGGTCTGAGCTCGTCATCTGTAACCCCGAAGGCTAAAGATGTTTTGGTGATGTAATCCTCTGTAGCGGCTATTTGAGCCTCTGTAGCACCCGTTACATTCTTGAGTGTAAGTGCCAGCTTTTCTTGAGCGGCTGCATCTGCTATGGCTGATTTAACGCCATCGATTGCCAGCTTACCAGCATAGGCAACGGCGGCTGCTCCTGCGGCTGCAAAGGCTAAGCCAGCCTTCTTACCAAAGTCTGAAACCTTATCGCCAAAGGTTGAAACGTCATTATCGGCCTTGTTGAGATTCTTAGTAAAGTTATCAACATCGGCAAGGAGCTTGAGCGTTAGCGCTCTGGTACCTGTAGCCATTATGTCCACTCCTTCAGAATCTTATCGAATGATGCCGTCCACCTAGCGACTATCTCAGGTTGAATCCTGCGTAGCGTTGGATAGATAAACCAGCCCCTAGATCCTCGGCCTTCACGACCTGACCAGACTGGGAATTGCTTATATCTATTAGAACCGAATTCAGCACCGCCCCAGATGTCTTTGGTAGTTGCCCCACCTGAGAACTTCTGAGAAGCGAAGCCATAAGTAATCTCACCGATACGGCTTGACTTCTTAACGCGAGCACCTGAAGCAATGCGATCATCTACTTTGTTACGAGTACGACTTGCGCCCTTGATTACCTCGGCTTTTGCGTAATCCGCCAATGCTCCCGCTTGGCGTTTAGCTTCATCGTTGGCCTCAACGGACATTCCTTTAAGCGCCTTGAATACCTGGCGAAGCTCGCTTTGGTCTAGTGCTACTAGCTCACTTGCCACGATTTCTCTCTTCCAGTACCTCAATAGCGGTTAGGATGTCCTCACCTGTTCGCCAGTAATCCATAGGGATTTGAGTAGCGATTGCCAGCTCTACTAGGAGTCGGCTTACGCTTCCTCTTGCATGGCTTTTGGGCTTTCGTCACCAACCTCTACGTCAGCGACTGATTCCATCCATACATCTAGCGGCTTAACTGGCTTGCCACCTGCCTCACGCTTCATGGCGCTATGAGATACATAAAGAATATCCCACATGCCACCAAACTGAGAGATTACCTTTTTAGTGGTCATCTCCCATTTGGCGTAGTCTGGCGGGCGAACCTGATAAGTGGTTTCGGTTCCGTCTATATATTTAATTGTTATATTCTGTTGCATTTGTTTGCTCCCGTTTCTAGTTTTTAGCTAAAGGTTTCTACGACCTCGCCCTTTGCGATCTTAAATGTAAAGTCTACAGTCTGAGCGTCTGTTCCAGCGCCACCAGCGGTTGGATATTCTGGAAGAATTGGGAAGACGAACTGAGCGCCTGTGACTGCGGTCATTGTTACTGAAATTGTGGTATCTGGTGTTTCAGCTGCAGCCCATAGAGCCTCGCATACTGAGTTAGCCTTGCCCCAGTCAGCCAACATTGAAAGCGCGAATGTGCCTTCTACGTTAGTTGTCTTGTAAGCCTCTCCATCGAGAGTCTGGTAAGTTTCACGAAGGTTTGTCTTGGTGAGGATTGCTGATGTAGCCTGAGCATCGATATCTGTTCCACCTGTGAAAGATAGAGAAATATCGCGACCTGTAATTACTGTGGTTGCCATGTTTATCCTTAGTTTGATTGGGTATAGTAGGTGGACACTCGGATATCGGCTACCAATACATTGGAAGGCCCGACTTGAGTTACCGTTGGTTTTTCAACCGCTCCGATCGTGTACCCCGAAGGGATTACTTTCAGAACACTTATTACGAGTTGCTCGAGATTGTCGAGCGATGCAGGGTTGGAGTTATAAGCAACCGCAACCGAGATGACGAGATTGACTTTAGTGTGAAGGGTAGTTTTGCCAAGTGTTTCAAGCTCGAGATAAGGTGAATCGGGTACTGTGACCACGAATGGCACCATTGGAGCTTCTGGTACGTAGGCGTAGACGTTGCCAGCTACCCCTGCAAATGCATTGGCTAAAGGCTGACGAACTGTGTCGAGAATTGTATTAGGCATTATTGCACCATTGAATCGGTGTCGATGTACGCCCCTAGTAATCCTGAAACGCGATTAAATAAACTACGGCCTAGACGGTATGGGCTAACCTGAGTAAAGTCCACGCCCTCAATCTGACCACCAGGAGCGATGCGAGATTGGAATACCTCGACTGATACGGCAAGAACGGCTGACTCAACCGCGCTGACTCCAACATAAGTTGAAGCCCCAGATAGGGTCGCTAAACCTGACGGAATCACGTTGCGAGCCGTAATGTCGGCATTAGTAATGGCAACGGTAAATAGGTTTTCGATTGAGTCTGAAATTGTGAAAGTACCATTGAAAGGGGAGCCGCAACCTGTGATCACTACGCTCTGACCCTCAGCAAAGTTATTATCGCCTAGCACGGTATATGTGGCGATATTGTCTTGCAATTCTACTTTAGAAATTGGTGATGCGTACTTAACCAGCATTGGCAGGATTACGGCCTCAGCGGTGTCGATAACATCTGTTAAATAAGCATCGTTATAAAGGGATGTAGAAACGCCAAGAATCGACCTTAGCTCTGCGACTGTAACGATTGAAGCCATCTCTACATCCTCTCTATTAAACGACTGGGGGAGCGATCGGGAGCAACCGCCCCCCCATGATTAGTTGGTTACGCTACGTTGAGCTTACGGAAAGCAGCTGGGTAACGATTTACGACAGCTACGTATGCGTAGAGTCCAATCTCGACCTGGCCGTTTGCAACGACATTGGCGCGAAGCTCAATCTTGTTGCTCTCGTGGAAGCGCATTGCGTTTGATGGGTAAACGAGTGCATGCTTAGCGTTTGCATCGTCACCTGTGTAGTTAGCATCTACTACGAGTCCAAGACCTGCGACTGTACCTGATGTTGAACCTTGTGATACGAGGCCGTTTGCGTTTGATGGTGAAGCGGCTGCGTAGAGTGGGCGACCTGTTGAATCAACCGCTGCAAGAAGACCTGCAAAGTCAATTCCGTCTTCTCCACCTGTGTTTGCAACGAGCAAACGGTTTGGTGTTGAGCGCATTACGCCGTATGAATCAGCAATACCCTTTGCGATAGAAGCATAGATTGTTGCTGCTGAAGACTGTGTTGCGTTCTGTGCTGCAATCTGAGCTGCGTATGCATCTGTCTTGATAGCATAGCTCTCAGCCAACTCGCGTAGATACAGGTCAAGGAAGCCGGGCTCAGAGCGATCCAAGAGCTCGACATCGATGATTCCAGCACCTGCGAACTTAACGACTGTATCTTCCTGAAAAGTAACAGTTGTGTCTGTTGATGAGAATTCTGCGCCTTCAGCTGTAAGAGCTACAGTTGCCTTTGTGCCAAGCTTAGGTGTGAAAATCTTCATGCCTGATGCTGGTAGTGGAGCGCGCTCGATTGAATCAATGAATGGACGTGAATCGTTGATAACTCCGATTACATCGCGTAGGTAGTTAGGTGGAACCATACCTGTATTTTCAGCGACTGTTGCAACCTGAAGAGCTGCTACTAGATCGCGAGCATCTGCGTCACCGCGTGATGCCTGAATTTGTGCCATTGCGTATTGACCTGCTGTTACGTCAAGGTTTACGCGTGGAGCTGAGTAATGAACTGGAGCTGATGCGCTCACAGTTGTTGCTGGCTTTGAGGCTTCAACCGCTTCGGTTGTTGTTGCCTCTGAAACGGTTTCAGACACTAGGCCTTCTCCTTCGGGTAGTGGAACTTCCTCGGTTGGAACTTCCTCGGTATTTTCTGAAGCTGCTACGTCAGAAACGCGAGCAGAATCAATCGCTGGATCTGTGACCAGCGAAACTTCAATGAGCTTTGCAGCGGTAATGTGCATTACTCCTTCTTTGTTATCCCATGCATCGACTTTGACTCCTACTGAGAAGCCATCGCGCAAACCTGTTGATGCCTCAACCAATGCATCTTCACCAGCGCTTGTGCGAGCCACATGAAATACGGCATCGATGCCTTCGTTAGTAATTTCGTAGCTCTTGAGAGTTCCAAGCGGACGTGTGCGCTCGTGCTCTAAGAGAAGCTTGGTCTTCTTGCCAAATGCGATTGAGTTAGGCTCGAATACTGTTTCACCAGCTGATGTATAACCCTTTTCGCCCCAGGTTACGACACGGCCTGTTATCTCGCGCTTGTCGCTATCTGCAGCGACTACGTTCATTGAGAAATTAATTTCCATTGTCGATTAGATCCTCTTCTTCTTGAATTTGCTCTACGGACATTGCACCAATGCGATTAAGAATCTCGTAAACCTGAGCTCTTTGTAGCGCATCTGTGCGAAGGAATTCATCGAGCGAGAAGCGGACTTCTTCTCTTGATGATACAAAATCTGGCATTGATAGACGTTGCTCAATGGCGGTAAGGATTGGCTTCATTGAAAAATCGATAAGTGAACGGCGCTCTGAAACTGAGTTGCTATAAGTCATGCTAGTCATCTCAGCGCTTACGAAATAAGCAGGAAGGTTGCAAGCGCGAGCCAATTCCAAAGCTACATATTGGCGAGCCTCATTGAGTTGTAGTTTAGCTGGATCGATGCCCAACGCTTGCAATTCAACATCTGCATTTAGAAAAGCGGTTGATTTAGTGAGTCGAGCGGTACGCCATGATTCAAGGAGCTTTGAGATGCGCTCTGCTGGCAAGTTAGTGCCGTTTGACTTAAGAACCTGTAGTGGTACTGGCTCTTTAGCAAAAGTTTCTGCAGCTTGCTCTAAAGCATGAGCCGCTCTAATTGTGCGACCTGCACGGTTAAGAATTCCCTCATCCATTCCGTAGAATACGACTAGAGAGCCGACTCCCTGGTTTGGCACGTTAGCGCCATCTACCTGGTAGCCGATAATTTCTGTTTGGTTGCTATTGAGCTGACGGAATACGCGCTCTGGATCAACGCGAGTCCATGAACGGACTCTACCTGTGTCGCCGTATTGCTCTAGCACCTGACCATAAGCTACGCCGTGAAATAATAAATCTTCTGCGATCCATGCATAGATAGCTGAACCTGGAACGCGTGGGTCTGGGCGATTGATTACATCTGGTGTTGCAATATGTGAGCCATCCATCTTTGAGTAAATCTCAAGTGGTAAGCCAGCAAGTGTTGAGCAGATGATATTGCGAGCTCTTGCGATTGTTGGCACAGCCATCGCGGTTGCGCGGGAAGCTACTGATTGAGTAACTAAAAATTGATTGTAAGCGCCCATATTGTTAAATGGCGCTGGAGCAGAAGCCGCATCTACAGTTAGCTCAGCTACTGGTTTGGCTTGCCCGAAGATATCCCGAATTCCCATTGGACATATTATACACTAGGTGTCCAACATTTAGACATTATCCTATCTGAATGTCTACTTCTGATTCAGCGCGTGTCGCAAAGTGTGTAACCATTGCAGCGGCTACGGCACCACACACAATACCTGAAGCCTTACGCCCCATAACCCAACCACCATCGCCTCGAGTAAGTTTGACGGCGCTGAGCACTTGCTTGGTTAGCTCTTCTTGATCTGAATGTTGAAGGCGCATAGACGAAACGGCAGATACGAACTCATCGCATGCTTGCTGATAATCCTGCCCACCGATTTCATACATTGGGATACCAGCTGGCGCAAGCCTTGATGCTACGGCGCTTGCGGTGCTCTTACTGTAGGCCACTTGATTGACTGGGAACTTGCGAACCCAAAAGGCTATGTCGTTTGCCATCTCTTTATCGTCTAGGTTTACAGGGTTGAACCAAGTGTGAAGCAAAGTGACCATGAACTTGTCGCCCTCTAGTCTTTGACCAGCTACGAGAGAGCCATGCTTACGATCTGGTGATAAGTCAATAGCCATCCAGGTATCTACCTCATCATTGAGCGGTGGCACGTCAGCCTTGCACTTCTTCCACTCTGCTTCTGAGATAACTGGGTTAATCATCGACACGAATTGGCAAAGGACTTCAGTCCTAAATATGTCTTCACGATCTGATAGCGAATCCTTGATGTTATCTTCGTGAACCGTCCAGCCTAAAGATGGGTTGCTCTGGTACCAGGCGTTTTTGTCTGTAATCTCAGCCCCAGGCTCGGCACTCCACTCAAACCAGCCAATAGAGTCATCGGCTCCTTCTGATGCGGCTAGCCCTCGCTCGCGAAACTTGAGTAGCAGAACCGAGTTAGCGTGACCTGCGTTGGAATAGACATAACTTTGAGGATTGGGATTACTCATCTGAGTAAAGCGCATAGATGACCAGACATCTTCGGTATCGAACTCTCGGAGCTCGTCAATATGGATCACGTCAGGCGCTGCAATGCCTCGAGCGGCACTATTGCCAGCACGGATAAGGTATCGAGCTCCATTCTTGAATCGAATCTCCTGCGATCCTTTAGATTCGTACTTTTTGGCAAAGTTATCCATAAGTAGCTCAGAGTTATCTATCATCTGGCTTACCTTATAAAAGATTTCACTAGATGTAGTTAGCTTATGAGCGGTGGCTAGGTGCATCTTCTCGTCTAGGCGGTAGATACCGAACAGGATTCTAAGCGCCATGAAGGTAGACTTTCCTTGTTGGCGCGGAAGCATGATTCCAATAAGAGGATGTAGCCACCTGCCATCTGGCTTGTAGCGTAGGCAATCTCTAGCCAGGTCTTCCTGCCAGGGTAGCAATGGAAAGCCAATATCTTTGCAGAATTGAATCATCTCATCGCCTCTAGTGGGTAAATCACTAGGCTTGGAGCGGATTCTAGGGAACTGGGAGCCTTTACGCGGTTCTACTACCCCTTCCTCAGCCCGTAGGAGCCCGTTTGAGCCTGTTTGAGCCGTCATGCTAGGTTCTCACCCGATTCAAGCCGATAATGACTTGTTGAGGCGTTTTCGGGGTAA